TTAATTTCCGTGATGTTGAAGTGTTATGGATTTTAACTGTCTTTGCATGTCAGCTGTGACGGCTGTATTCTCGATGAATGCAGAAGAGTTTTCGGGGATAGGTGTGGGGCCGTGTTTGTGTATGGAAAGTTGAGTATTCATCAATTCCACCAACTCAATGAGTTCACAAAGTATTTGCAAGCTATTTACACTTTCTGATCCTAACCAGGTCATCGGCGCGACCAGCTGTTGACTGATTGCCGCTACACTGTTGCGCAAACCTTGAATTCTTTCTTCCATGTCGCCACCTACCGTGGCGTTGTGCTTTTGCCCCACCACTAGGTTCAAATCTCGCCCGGTCGCCTGGTGCAGATCATCCACCGCCGCCAGACTCGCAGAACCGCCCGACAACAGCTTAAGCGCGCCCAACGCCTCAATCGTCTTAATCCCCCCGACTGACTCCTTTGAATGGTCGGCCACCGTCCTGGCGTGGTTCTGAAACGTCTCCTTATTATCCATCGCCTCCACTTCCCGCTCGATCGCCTTGTCCCGGATCTTGCCGTCCGTTTGGCGCAGCCAGTTGCCGTCGGCATCGACACGCTGTTGACAGGCTTCGCTGTGCTGCCATACCTGGTCACCCTTCGGCACGCTGGGCATGCTCAGCCCGTGGGGCAGTATGGTTTGGATATAGGGTTTGTGCGGTAGGCCATAGGCAAAGCACACCACAACCTGGGTGCCTTCCTCGGGAAACGCATAGATGCCCATCTCTTCGCCACCGGTGGGCAGCGGCAACGGCACGCCCGCCAGGATCGGCAGCTTGGGATCTGGCTCGCCGTCCGGCCCCATGACCTCGATATCGACTGCATAGCGCGGTCGAAAGTCGTCACAGATGCCAGCGCCGGCCGGGGCGTCGGCCACGGCGACAACCCGGGCAAAGCGTGGCAGGTGGTAACCACCGGTGAGTTCTGGGAATTGTCGTTCTACGCTGCGGCGGATTGCGTCGTCCATCGGATTGCCATCTGGTTGTCGATGAGCGCCACACTGGTGATGCGCTCGCCGTGGTTGATTGTTGCACCTGGTCGCAACCCGGGAAGGGCTGCAATCATTGCGCTTTGATTGCCCTGGTAGTTGTCGAACAGTTCCACCGGCATCTGTAGCGGCGAGCGAACGCCAAAGAAGCTGTCGGCCCAACAGCCCACGAATACCTCCCCGTCACCCTGCTGCTGCCAGATGAAGTCGGGGATGTTGAAAACCCGGGCCAGGCTGTCCATGGCTTGGTAGCCTGCAGCCAGGCTGTAGAAGAACGGCGCCTTAACGCCGGCGTAGGGCCGATCCGGGACGCGAAAGCGCAACCCGGTGTGCTGGCCGATCTCGACCAGGACAGCGCGAAGATCGACGTGGCGCAGGTTCAGCGGCAACGGGTTGGCCAGGATCGCCGCCAGCTCGCGGCAGAACAGCACCTGCTGGGTGCTGCTGGCCGTAGTGGAGCGTTCGACGTAGCCAATGAAGTGTCGCTGCAGCGTGTTGCCGTTGTAGCCGATATCGAGCGTCACCAGACCCTTGACGGGCGCCGAGGCTTGAATGGTGAACGTCGCTCGGCCGGGGCTTTTCGCGTCCAGCCGGACTTCGTTTTTGATCAGGACGTGAGGTACGCCGTTGATGGCCAACTCCTTGTGCAGCTTCATGTGTTAGCCCCGCCCAACCAGCCGTCCACCTTTTTCAGTGTGGCCTCAAAGCCGGTCAGTTCCTCCGGGCCGTTGCTGGAATCGCCACCGGTGCCGCCGCTGCCACCCACTGCCCCGCCCGGGCCGGATTGCGCGGTGACCGCGTTGCCCGATCGCCGGCCCTCGACTTTCTCCGGGTTCGACAGCTTTTCAGTCAGGGTGAACTGGATCAGCCAGCCACGCAGATTGTCGTCTTCCCGGGCGCTCACGCCTTCGGTGAACGTCACCTGGCGCATACCGAACGCGGCGGCGGTGTCGTTGACGATGCGGTAGGTCTTGAGCTGGCCACCGCCTTCGGTCGCTTCCACCAGACGCATCAGGTCGCGCAGTTGCACCTGGTCAACGAAGGGAATCATGAGGCTGACGGTCAGGGTCTTGGGCTTGAAGCCCTTGTGGCCCTTGTCGGTGTTGCTGGTCTGGCCAGACAAGTCGTCGCTCTCAATGCGCAGATTGCCGGTGACCTTGAGGTTCTTCCCGCGTACCTCTTGCCCATCCAGTAGCAGCGTCATAGGCCCACCAACTCGCGGACGAAGCTCAACCCCTTTTCAGATCCCACCAGAAGCGCGCCGGCACACAGAACCCATTCATGCCCGGGGGCGTCACCGGCCAGCAACGCCTGGCGCAGCTCGGTGGCGTTGCCTGGTCCGATCAGACGAGCACGCATACTGCTGTCAGGGTTGCCGCCGGCGAGCGAGGCTTTAAGGTCGGCCAGCTGCTGATCCCGGCCCTGCTGTTGAGCCGCCTTACGGTTGGCCAACGCGGTAAGGTCGGCCATGGGCGAGCTGTCGGCCGCGTAGCTCTCCAGAACGGCGAGCTGGCCAGACATGGATTGTTGCGCGGCCTTGACTACGGTGCAGCGCTCCAGGGGCAACGCCTGCCAGCGCGGCAAAGTGCCGGCGGCGGGAATCTCCCACTTTTCCATCTCCAGCTTCGAGAGGTGCCGTGCACGGCGCTCGGCTCGCACCAGGTCAGGTATGGGCAATAGCGCATTGAAGCGGACCAGGCTCTCGGCCAGTTGATCAAAGCGCGTGGCCAGGAACATCAAGCATAGGGCGAACTGGGGGCCATCGGGCCGGCCGGTGTCGCTCACGTCCACCAGTTTGCCGGCCAGCTGCTGCAGCAGGTTCGGTGCCGACAGGAAGCGCTGATAGCCGCGCCCCTGGCCGATACCACTCTGAAACGGCGTCACCACCAGGCACGCCGGGGCCTCGCCCATCTGATCAGCCAATGCCTCACGGCCGGCGACGATTGCGCCCTGGGCAGCGTCACCCACCGGCCCAGGGTTGGTAGTAGTTTTGCCGTTGAGGTTCGCCAGGCGCTTGGTCGTGCTGGCCAGTTCGCCGCCGGCCAAGCCCTGGGCGGCTGACAGCTGGCCCATCCATTCGGTGGCTCGGGTAGGCCAGCGCATTGTTACTGGCGACCAGGTCATATCAGGCATTTGGCAGCACCAGGGCAGGCAGCTCAGTCATCAGCTCGGCGCTGGTCGGTGTCTCACGCTTGCCCTGCTCGATCGCCGAAAACTGATCGTAGCAGTACGCCCAGCACAGCGAACGCCAAGTACGGAACGCTATACCGTCGGCCTGAAACTTTGGTACCGAGGGTTCATCCACGTAACTGATCACGTCCTTAAGGTCGTTATAGCCGGCAGACTTGGCTGTTTTGTCCAAGAATGCTTGCACGCTAGCCACGTACACGGATTTGCGTTGCTCCCACGTCAAAGGCGGCGGATCGACAGCCACGGGCCGGCCGTCTAACGCTTGAATCATCTTGCCCTGAGCCTGGGCGGCAAACAGCGCTTGGTACTCGCCCGGTGTGATCTCCAGCAGTTCCCCGTCCGGCGGTAAGCTGCAGTCCGGGTTCGGGACTTCGATCAGTGTTGGTGTAGCTTTAGGATCGCGCATCTTTATAGTCGGGGGCTTGGCCGGGCCACCCTCAGTTGCCATCCAGTTAGGGTCTGGAATGCTGATCAATGGATGCACCCACTTTGGATCAGGGACCAGCAGAGTGCGGTCTCCATGGGCCCGGGTGTCATAAAAACCTGCTGTCACTGCGTGAAAGAAAATGCTCATAGGTCAGTAGCCAGTGGCTTCCCAGTAAATGTCATCGGGGGAGTTGAATGGGCCGGATATCACGGAGAATTGCGCATTGCTGACAATCATGGTGTTAGTGCCCGACGTTACGTCGCTGTAGAAAAGGCTGGTCCGGGAGGCGACGAGGGAGACGCATCGGTTTGGAAAAGCGATAGGAAAACTTCGAAAGTTGACGTCATCCGCAGCGCCGAGGGTGATGCCCCATTGCTTGATCACACCGGTTTGCGCGCACTTCCACCAACCGTTCGGCCCCAGCGATGCGGTGTTTTTCAGCACAGCCCCAGGTACCTCAGGAGTGGCCTGGGGCAAGTTGGTCAGCCCGGCCGCGTTTCCGTTGTAGGTGCCAGCGATACGAAGATTCCCGCCTTCGCTAAGAGTCAACGCGCTGTTGGTGTCCCCAACGTGCATCACCACCGATGTCGGGGTGGTATTACCTCCCCCAGCCCACACATCCATAGCGGCCAGATGGCGCTGGCCCCAGTTGGTCGCCCTCCAAACCATATAGCCAGCACTATTGGCAGGGCAGTCGACCTGCAACGCCGGATAGCGCGCGCGCCAGTCATTGAACGCGCCGCCCATGTCCTTGAAGTCGAAGCGCACGGTGCCTGTGACCAAACCGCCGGCCAGCGGCAGCTTTGAACTGTCATTGATGTCGATGTTCTTGGTGCCGTCGAACGCTACACCGTTGATGAGTCGAGGCGTGGCCAGCTTGGTCGCGGTGGCCGCATTACCCGACACAGCAATATCGTAAGTACCGTTCAATCGAGCCTTGGGCAGCGTACCGAGGGTCAGTGCATTGGCGTTTAAACCGTACAGTTGTCCGCCGTCCCCAAAGTAGGATCCTTTGATTGTCAGATGGCCAGAACCGTCCAAGGTGAACGCCGAAACGCTTCCCCCAACATGCATGACAATCGAAGGAATAGAGTTCGCAGAGCCGCCAGCGTACACATCCATGGATGCCAGATGACGTTCGCCCCAATTGGTGCCCTTCCATATGGAATACGCGGCGCCATTGGTTGGGCAATCAATCTGAATTGCTGTTAGTCGCTCCTGCCAGTTGGCAAATGCTCCGCCGATGATGGGCACCTTGAACTGCACGCCTCCGGTCAGAATGCCGCCGGTGGTCGGTAGCTTAGAACCGTCAGCGATCGCAATATTTTGAGTTCCGTCAAACAGCACGCCGTTGATCAGGCGCGCCGTTTCCAACCGAGTAGCTGAACCGGCATTGCCCGTGACGTTGATGTCATAGGAGCCAGACAGGTTGACCCGGGGCACCGTACCGGCAGTGAGCGCGCCGGCGTTGAGGTTAACAAGTCCGCCACCGTCGCCAGAAAGTTTCCCCGTAATCGCCACACCGGTGTCAGAAACCCGCACGCCGTTGCCTGTGATGTACCCATCCGTCCCCAAGCCCATAAATAACGTCTTGAAGCCGGTGGACGTGCCGTAGCCGCCAATACCACCTACGACTTTACCGCCCGACGTGAACGAAAACCCACGCGCCCAGGAGCTGGCTAAGTAGTTACCAGCGGCGTAGATCACATCGCCAATCATGGTGCCACCGGCCAGGGGCAGTTTGGTGTCGTCCAGGACCGAGATGTCCTTGGTACCGTCGAACGCAACCCCGTTGATGGCGCGGGGGTTGGCTAAACGCGTTGTCGATCCAGAGCGCAGGTCCGGGTAGTGCCCGACCTTGGCGGCGAAGTGATCGACCAACGGCCCATCGATGGGCGCGACGGTGCGCAGGTCAGTAATCGAATTGGCGTTGACCAACTGGGCCAATGGAACGCAGTAGTGCCGGACGCCATCGCTGTCCAGGTAGTCGACTTGGCTAGCGCCGTACACCACTTTCCAGGTGGCCATTACATCATTCAGCTCACGCCGCAGACAGACATCCAGCCAAACCGACGCCGGCACCGCTGGAGGTGTGAGGATCAAGGTGCTGGCCAGCTCCAGACGGATACCCTCGACGTATGCCATCCCGGGCTTGAGCTGGTACTTGGTGCCGACCTTCTCCACCTGCAAGCCGCTACGGTAGAAGCACGCCCGACCGAACACATCGCGGTTGCTCAGGCGCTCACGCTCATCAATCCCTTTAAGCCGGACGGTAAAGTCGTGTTGCCAGGTCTTGGCGTCAATGGTGATGCCAGTCAGCGCCTGGGCGCCGTCGAATACCACCAGGATGTTGCGGGTAACGTTGTTGCCGATCTGCTGCGGCGGAATATTCTTACGCTTCTGCTGCAGCGGCACGTAAGCCACGGCGAGCAACACGTTCTCGGCGGTTTCCAGGCCAATCCAGTTCCAGTCAAAGTCCCCGATATCGCTGCCCAGCATCGAGCTGTAGACCACCTGGTTGGGGTTAACGAACCCGATATTTTGGGAAGGGATCGTATAGGTGTGGACGATCTGCGCCGCCGGCGGCTTCGGCGCGGCGCGATTGACGGGACTGTTCGGGTTCAGCCCGGGTACATTGGCAAAGACAAAACGCACGACTTCGAGGCGTTGTTGCGCGCCGAGTTTTTGGGCGATCAGGCTTTCACCTGCAAGGGTAATACTGGCTCCCACAAGAGGCTCCTACAGGCTGGCAATCAGCGTTTGCTGATCGTCGTTAAAGTCAGCCGCGACGATGCGCAGCGATACGGGTGTGATGGTCACGAAGTCATAGCGCCGGCAGGTGCGGCCGTACTGCTGGATCAACACACGCAACAGCTCCGGGTTTTGCGAAAGCTGGGAGTCGGAAAGACGCAGCATCACCACGTCCCAGTCCCGATCGGGCATGCGTTCGTCAATCTCGACGTAACCCACGCCCAAACGCTGCAGGATGCGTTTGAGCCCCGCCGTGCTGCCGGCGTCCACCGCGTTGATAAAGGCGAACTTGACCCGAAGTCGGTACAGACTTTCAGGTTCGTCCTTGAAGCGGCTGATATCCCGTTGCCAGGCCAGCAGGTCCAGCACGGTCAGGTGGCAGGTGTCGGCATCCATCTGCAACAGCGGCCACTGCAGCCAGCCCTCGACTTTTTCCCACCAGGACTGGGCAGCGGCTTTCAACTTGGCCAACTGCGGGCCATCAAGCCAGAACGGCAAATTGAGCTTGATCATGCCGGCACCACCTGCAGGGTTTTGATCCTGGGAATGCTCAGCTCTGACACGATGTCGGCATTGTCAAAATGCAGCGACTCAATGCCGGGGAACTGCTGGTGAAGTTCTTCGCCCAGGCGGCTGAATGAAAAACGGGACTGAGGAAAGGTCAGCGTCGGCTGATAGTCCCCAGCACCGCTCTCGCGAAAGGCCGCCCGAACGAACTGGGCTACTTCGGCCAGCAGCTTGGTGCGCTGCTCGGCGGTCAGCAACGGTTGTGGCCACACGGTTACGCGCAAGGTGTGCTGGGTCTCGGGCATGACCATCACCAGCAGGTCATCACCATGGCCGTGGTTGCCCTGGTCGCGGATGTGCGCGTTGATCTGCTGCAAGTAGGTCGCCGCCGGCACGTCCGCTTCGAACAGCACGTAGGCATTAGCGCTGCCTGGGCCACGGGGCGCACCGTGCAAGAAATAAACACCGTCCGGCCGCACGCCCGGGAAGGCAGAAATCATGGCGCGGTACACCGAATCGGTGTGCCACTGGTTGACGGCCGAGAACTGGTTGCGCACGCGCAAACGTAGCTGATCATCCGGCTCTGGATCTGCACCTGGTGCAATCAGCCAACCGTCCGCGTTCACCACCTGGACGATGCCGGCAATAGGCACCGGCAGGATGGCGTAGTAACCCGGGGCCAGGTTGTAGCCGCTGCCAACTTCCTGGGCCTCTACCGGGACCTCCAGCTGCAGCACGCCGTCCGCGAAGGTGACGGCCTGGGTGGTGATTAATTGATAGATATGTCCATTGATCGCTGCAGACTGCACCACAACGCCGGCGGGCAATTCCAACGCACCACCCGGCACATCGCGGGTGAACAGCAGCACACCTTTGGCCTTGGTCGCGCCTTTACGTTCGACGTTGACCGCCCAGGCCAACATATCCAGCCATTTGTCGCGTGCGGTTTTGACAAAGAAATTCGGCAGGATCGTGCCACTGACGAAATTGATCAGCCACAGCACCGGCTTGGTCACAAGGGCGGTGATCACCCGCCAGAACGGCGAATAAGCGCTGGTGTTGCTCATCTTGCTACCCTGGGCCGTGACTTCCTTTTCCCACGCCTCGCGCAAGCCTTCCTCAGTGACCGGGATGCCGCCGTCTGCCAGAGCCTGCTTAAAATCTACGTCGCTCACAGGGTCACCTCGATATCGCCAAATTTCAGCGTTTTCGCCGTGACCAGGTACTGGCCAGACTCCACTTGTTTAATCAGTGCCGTTCCTGGTACCAGGCGTTCGTCGGCCTCCACCAGCAGTTCCAATTGCTGGATGCAGTCGCGCTGACGCAGCTTGCTGCGCTCAGCCACCAGAGTGACCAGCAAGCCGCTCTCGCGGATCATGTGCGCGATGTCCTGGGCGATGCTGGCCCGGTCCTCGATCAGCAGCGGCTGACGCGATGGGTCCAGTACCAGGTCGTTGTCGGCAATCAGCAGGTCGATGTAGTCGCTCATCCGCCCACCGCCATGGCCAACATGCCTTCCAGCTCCAGCGGGTTCATCGGTTTGCCGGTGTGAATGTTGACGTTCTCCACGTGGGTGCCCTTGTTTTGGGTTTGGTTGTTGTTCTGGATGCTGGCCAGCAAGCCGCCCCGGGGCACGGCGTCGGGCCGTTTCGGTGACAGACTGGTCACTGCACTGTTGATCCGTTGCTGGCTTTGCTCGGCCTTCTCGGTCGGCTTGGACGCGGTGACCAGAGCCGGCGGCTGCATGGGTTGAGGGACGCGCAACTGAGGCCCAATCGGCGCCGGCGTTTTGAGTGCCGGCGCGGCCACCAGTGCCGGTGCTGCGCGTGGGGCTTCGGGCGCGGTTATTGGCTGGGCTTTCGGCGCCGGGGTTTTCGGCACAGGTGCCAGCACCAAGGCCGGCGCTTGGGTCCGCGGCTGTAGAGCGTTGAGGGCTGGCATGGCCGGCGCCGGTGCTTTCGACGTAGCAGCCATTACCAGGGGCGGCGCCTGGATGGGTTGCTGTGACGCGCTCACCAGTTGCGGGAGCAGCGGCGCCTCGACCTGGGGTGCGCTGATCGTCGGCAGTTCCGGGGCGGCCGGGATGTCTCCAAACGCTGCCTCGATGTTCACGCCGGGGATCTTGTTCAACATCTCGATCAGACCGTTGATCGCGCTTTTGAAAATGTTGACGATGCCGTCCCAGGCCGCGCTGGCCATGGCTGACCAGCCGCCCATCGAATCGAACCACTCGGACAGCGCGGTCAATTGGCCGCTGACCCACTGGAACGCCTCGCTGTTGAGCAGCGCACTGGTCCACTCGTCCCAATAAATGATCGCCGCCGCAACAGCCGCGACCAGGCCAACGATGCCGATCACGATCCAGGCCACCGGGTTGGCCAACAACGCGGTGTTGACCAGCCAAATAGCTCCCTGCCACAGCAGCATTGCACCTTTGACCAAGCCCAACCAGGCGACCATCAGCACCAGGCCGGCCACGAAACCGATCACCATAACGGTGTGGTACAGGAACATGGCGATACTGCGGTAACCTGACCAGGTAAGAGCATTCCACACTACAACGGTCCCCAGCCAAGCCATTTTGGACAGCCCCACCGTCAAGGTGAGTAAAGACATAGCGGCTGTGATCGCCAGGAACGACAGAGTGACAATCCCTATCAAACGGGTGATGTTGGGGAACAGTTGGGTCCAGCGGGTCAGCGTGCTGGCAATGCCCACCAGGCGATCCATAAGCGGTGTCAGGATCGGAATCAATGACTGGCCGAACGCGATACGCAGGGCTTGCACGGCTGCGCTGAACTGTTGCCACGGGTCCACCATGTTCTTGGCCATGCGCTCGGCGTTCTCTAGGCCGCGCACATTGCCCAACTGCTCCATGCCGTTTTTCAAGCGGCCGGTGTCGCCCATCAGGGTGGTGATCAGGCGGGCCGCTTCACCACCAAAGGCGTCGCGCAGCTGCTTGCCGTTGGCCTCGATCGACAGATCCCCGAACTTACCCTTGAGCTTGTCCAGGATGTCCATCATCGGCAGCAACTTGCCCTGCTGGTCGACGAAGGACATGCCGAGCTTTTCCGATGCGCTGCTGACGTTTTCAAAAAACGACTTGTAGAGACCACCAGCCTCCCCGCCGTCCATGGTGCCGCCCAACGTGCCAAGCACCGCCATTTGTTCGGCCAGGCTTACACCGGCGGTGCTGGCCAGACCACCGGCGCTTTTGAATGCCTCTCCGATCTGCTCGCCACTGGTGCGGAACAGTTGAACGGCGGTGGCAGTTTGGCCGGCCAGTGTTTCAACCCACTGGCCCTTGCCCATGGCGTCAGCCTGACCCTTGAACAGGTTGTACATCGTGCCGACGTAGGTGCCCATGGTGTCTGCGTCGGCCTTGGTGGCCTTGGCCAATACATCGCTGGCATTGGTAAACGTCGCCAGTTGATTGCCCACCAGCCCTTTGATAGCGCCTTCGATGTGATAAGCCGAGGCGACAAAATCCCGAGCGTTCTCCCCATAGGCAACGGAGAACTCCAGGGACTTGCGATTCAACGCGTTCAACGCATCTTCGGCCACACCAAGCGATCGCACTTCGCCCAGGGCGCGGTTCATCTCCAGGGCCGGTTCCATAGACTGCGTGATACCGACATACGCGCCGGTGATGCCCGCCAGACCAAACCCCATAGTCTTGATGTGCTTTTCGCTCTGTTCAGCCAGATCGGAAAAACCCATTTTCACCTTGCCCATGGGGGCTGTGACCTTATCGGTCAGGCTCAAAATGAAGGCCAGGCGGGCGCTTTTATCAGCCATCAGTGTTTATCCGTTGAGTGCGTAGGCGATGCCGTTGGCGATGGCAATTTCCATTCGCCGCCAGTGTTCGTCCTCAAGCCACTTGGCCGTCCCCATCACCTCGGCGGTGGGTTCGGCACCGGGTAGCCAGCGACCGGCCAGGGCCACCAGTTGGCCCAGGCCGCTTTCGGTCAGTCGTTCGGCGTGGTCGAGGGCTTTTTTACGGTGATTTCAACGTCCGGGCCGTACTCCTCGAGGAGCGCGCCGGCCAGTTGCATGACCAACACCGGATTGCCCAACTGGGCCTTGAGGGTGGCGCGTTCTTCCTGCTTAACCGTGGTCACCAGCAGGTTGTTGGCCGGCGAAACCTTGTTGGTTTGGGTGACGGCGTTGAAGTACTTGGTCACGTCCTGCGGGGTCAGTTCGAAGGTGAATTCCTTGTCGCCTACTTCCAGGGTGATATCGCGTTTGTCGGTCATGGTGTTGCTCCGTTCAGGGGGTAAGAGTCGCTTGTGATTGGCGCGGGCATACCCGCAGGGCATGGTCTTGCAGGCCCAAAATCATTTGTTTGCTCAGGGCGAGCTGGTCGACAAGGGTGAAATAATCCGGTCGAGCGTCTGTTGCGAGTTCGGCGGCGGCTGCATGAGCCACGCCGCTGGCGCCGGTACTGGCGGGCATTGGTGCGCTGCAGGTGGCGTTGACGCGCAACCGCTTACGGCCAGCAGCAACATCAAGGCGCAGAGCGTCGTTTTCAGTGCGTTCATCGTTGAGTTCCTGGGTGCGTTGAAGGTCGATGGCGTCACGCTCGGCCAGCATCTCGCCGCTGATCCGCGCCGCCTCGCGCAGGCCGCTGACTTCGAACAGCGCGGCGTCACGCTCGCTACGGGCCATGTCGCGCTGGCCTTCCAGCAGGTCGAAGCCGAACCAGGCCACCAGGCACAGCACCAGGATGAAAATGCCTTCGCGCATCACAAGCCCGCCTCACACAACGCAGCTTCTGCCAGGCGGCGGGCATGTAGCCCCGGGATAAACACCTTCTTGCCCTGGGCGTTGGTGACGAAGGCCCACACTGGGGTTTTGCCGTCCGGTGCCCAAGCCAGGGCCTGGCAGCCGTCTTTGATGCGACCGGCATTGATCAGGCCCACGGCGCGACTGGCGCAGGTGCTGGGGTTGCCGAAGTTGTGGCCATGGCTGCTCAGGGCGTCGAACGTGTTCTGGCCCACGTCCTGATTGGTGATGCAGTCGGCCAGCTCCAGTTGGCCTTTGCTGATCACCAACTGCTCTACCTCGTTGCACCTGGAATCCGACCAGTAATCACCCACAACCACCGGGTACGGACTGGTGTGGCGGGTAATGCCCTTGCATACGGTCGGCAGCCCTCGGGCCAGCTTGTCGGCGTAGACGGTGTTCTTGCCGTTGCCTTCCCAAGTACCCAGGAACACCACCAGCGTGGAGCTGCAGAGCGCGATAGCGCCGGCGGCGATCTTGCCGCGCAGGCTCATGGGAACAGCACCCGAAGCAATGCCGGCCCGACCATCTGCGCAACCACGCCCAGCACGGTCAGCACCGCCAACATGCGCGTAACCTTGGTACCGATATCGGACACGGTAGAGGTCAGTTCGCGCTGGCCCTCATTCAGAGCCGAGAGCTGTACCGCCATGTGTTCGAACTCGCCTTCCAACCGCGTGACCCGGGTAGGCACAGTTTCGTGACGGTCCTCCAGGTCGCTGACGCGGTGTTCCAGCACTGCAAATCGGCTTTCCATGTTGTTTTTGGGCATGGCGCGGGCGGTCATCGGCGCTGTCCTTTCTCGAAAGTGGTCTGGCACGGAGTACAACGAGTGATCCCGCCCAGGGCCTGGCGCTTGGCCGGGATCTGCTCGTCACAGTCGCGGCAATAGCTACGGCTCGGCCCCGAAGGGCGCGACCGGGCCTGCACAGCCTGGATACACCGCTCGCGCTCCCGCTCCTCGATCGCCTTGGCGTCGTCAAGCCAATCGCCCATCAGCTAATGCCCTCGATCTCGGTGGCATCCAGGTACGGCACGCCATTGATGCGGATAAAGTCGGGGCTGGTGACCTCGAACGGCACCTTGTGCTTGGTCTTTTCGCCACCTTTGGGATCGATGCTCAGCAGGCTGGAGACCTTCAACTTGCAACCGAAGGCCTCAATGCGCAGCTCGTCGTCGCCTGCCTTGGCAAAAAACACCGTGTCGAAGGCATCGAGCTTGCGAAAACTGCCGGCAGAGCGCGCAGCTTCGATCAGCAGATTGAAGTTGGTGGAATCCAGCTCCAGTTCGCCGGCCGCTGCCACATCGCCGTCGACGTAGCCGTCAGGCACGCCCCGGGTTTGTGCGGTCTTGCTGTTGTCGGTGATATCCAGGGTGCAGCTTTCGACGTGGACCAGCAGATCGCCCAGGTTCACGTCAAAGTTCTTGCCGCCAATACGTGACATGGGGATTACTCCGAATCGTCGTTGGAAAGGTCCAGGGCGATGTTCGCCGTGAGGTCTTTCGGGCAGTTGTGAGGCTTGAGCTTGATGAACGCCTCAACGGCGGTTTTGCTTTTCCAAACCAGCACGATGTCGCCGTCTTTGGGTGATTCGATCTCGCCGGGGAACACCTCGCCGGCGAACTTGACCGACTTGGCCATGCGGCGCAGAGGGGCCATCAGCGCGTTGATGTTCACGGCCATGCTGTTGGGGGTGTTGTTCAAGCGGCGATCGCCCACGCGGCGAATCAACAGCGGCCGGACCTGGCGTGCGGCCTTGTCCGCAAGGCGCAGGTACTCCACGACCTGATAGTCGCTACCAGGTGCATCGAGCATGTTGCCGTCGCCCCAGTACACGCCCGGGTAATCGGAATAGGTCTGTGAGACGGAGAAACGCGCCTTGTCCAGCTCGGAACGGATCGAGGACGGCAATGGCACGCCTTCGGAGTCGACGGGTACGGAACCAAGCCCCAGCACTGCGCCGGTGGCCACGCGCATCGGGCTGTCAGCGATGCTGACGGCCGCGTTGGCCAGCCTGCCGGCCAACACGCCCAGGTCGTTACCGTGCAACTGCGGCACTACCAGGACACGCGGTGCTGATACGCCGGCGGTGATCGCTTTTTGGGCCACCAGGTACTCGGCCCAGCTTTGGAATGGGCTTAGCGACAGGCCCGCCGTGGCTGCCATGACAAAGGCGCGGCGGCCATAGGTGTCATTCATCAACACGGCCGCGTCGTGCATGGCCGACAGCTCGGCACCGGTGGCCACCGGTTTGGTGATCACCACCGCTTCGACGGAAAAGCCCTGCTGCTGGGACATCTCTAGGGCTTTGGTCCAGTCACCGTCCGGGGCAATCGGCGCCGCCAGGCACGCCCAGCGATCGCCGCCGTTCAGGCGTGCGGCAGTGACCTGGGCTTTCAGGTCACTGGCCGGTAGGCCCAGTTGCGTGTCCAGATCGCTATCGGTGTTGAGGGCGATCAATTTGCCGGTGCTTTTCGGGCCGGGACCGATGAACAGAAAATAGCGCTCGATCTCAGTCACGGCGCCTTGGCCCAGATTGAGATTGTTAACGCTGACCTTGCCAAGTGCCATGGTGTGCCTCGTTAGCGGGGTGAATTAAGGATTTGTTGGAACACCTGGTTAACCAGGTCGCGGGTTTCGCTTCCGCTCTCCACGCCGAGGAACTGGCGTTTTGGCAGGGTGATGTCCCAGCTTTGCGCGCCGGTGGACTCGGTGCGTTCGTCGTTCAAAATGCGGATCAGCAAGCCGGCCTTGGCGTAGTTCACATGCTCTTGAATCCATGCCACTGACGGCCTGGCCAGCGCCTTTTTGCCTTTCTGGCGGGCACGGAAGCCCAGCCGGCGCAGGCGCTTGGCCTGTTTGTCGGTGCAGGCGATGCCTGGGGGGACTTTGTTCCAGCGTCGCATCTGCGCGGCAGTACGTCGCTCGCTGACGCCGTTGTGCTGCTGCGCGGCAACCCAGCGGGTCAGGGCGTTTTTCCAGCCCAGTTCAGCTTCGTCGGAGCTAACACGGGTGACCTGCAGCAGCTTGGCCAGGCCCGCTTCCATCTTCTTTTTGCCTTTGGCCGAGCCCTTGCGCTCAGCGAACGGCGTGCCGTCCAGGTTCATCTGTTCACGTACCCGCTTGCGGCTCATCGTCCGCACGCGCTTGGTCACGTTATTAAGCAGTCGCCGGCGCAACTGGGGCGGCAACTCAAGCAGCGCCAACTGGGCGTCGACGTTGACCATGCCCCGGATATCGAGGGCGAGCGGACTAGCGGCCATCGCTGCCCACCTCGCCTTGCTCCGCTACCCATAGATCGAAGGGGACGAACGCCCATGTTTTGCCGAACGCCTCGATCTCGCCGGCGGGATCTTCGGCCAGGTATTGCGGCTCGATGAATTCCAGGGAAAGGTCCACGTCGAAGCTGTCCTGGTCGAGGGGTTCAACAGCAAACAGTGGCGCTGGCAGTTCGTGGCGGTCCCGATTGGGATCGTGGTTTTCCAACCAACTGCCTACCAGGGCCATCAGTCGCGCCGGGTTGCCGGTGAAACGCTCCAGGGAGAACACAGCGCGGTAGCGCATGTCAGCCATGTGCAGGCCGTCGCGGTCGGGTTTCCAGATCAGTTCAAGGCTGACCTGCTCCGTCCAGCTGTCGAATAGCTCAGGCGCCACCAGGTTGCGGGCCATAAGGTAGGCGGTCAGCGCCTGCAGCTGGATCATTGCAACGACGCCGTAATGCGGCCGCGGCCTTGCAGCGCACGCACGGCCTGCTGGCTGAAAGCCAGGAAGGTTTCGGCACGCTCTGGCGCTTCCTTGCCGGTGTTTTCAGCGCTTTCGCGACGGGTGACGGTGGCAAACTGGGGCAGTGAATTGCCCTTGGCACGGCTGTAGACAGCGCGTTTATAGAGCGTGACCTTATAGGCGTAAGCCCATTCTGCGGGGGTGGCCACACCGGCCGCTGCCTGCAGGTTCGATACCCCTGCCGTCTGCAGCTTCGCTTTCACGCGGGCCAGGTCGGTGTTCACTTCGAACATGGCGCTTTTCAGTGTGTCGACCAGCAGCTCTACCAGGTACTCCGCCGGCACGCGTTGTTCTTTCTGAAACTCGGTCACAGAAAGGTCCGGCCAGAAGCCGTCATTCTCGATCGTCAGTTCCACAAAGGTGGTGGGTTTCCCGGAAAAGCTCATTGCTGGCCGCTCAAATAGGGCGGGGAGCCTGTTTTCAGTGGGACGGTCCAGAAATGGGCGGCTCACTTCCACAGGTCCCCGCTGGGGGGGTAGTCGGTTACTCGGTGGCCGGGTTAGCGGCCGTTTGTTTTTCCAAGGCCCTGCGGACCTGTTTGATGCGTGTGTTGTTGCCGGCCTGGGCATAAAGCTCAGTGGAGCGCTCCAAATGCTTGAGCGCGATATCCCACTGCTCTGCCTCCATGGCGCGCATACCAATCAACTTGTGGTACTTGCTCGGGATCTGCTCGGTCAGCGTCCACTCGCCGTCAACACGTGGCAGCAGGTCGGACAGGTAGGGCTCCGGGCTGCGGTTGGCGTTGTATTCGGCGTAGGCCCACTCACACACGGCGTCGGCCACAAAGGTCTGGATGTCGCGGCGCTTGAAACGCTCCGGCATCTGCTGACCCTGCTCCATCAGGAAGTCCGCCAGTTCCAGGGCGTCATCGAACTGGGCCGTATCGAACAGCCAAACCATGACCTGCACCGCAACGCGGTTCGGGAAGTTCAGGCTCGACTCGCAGTAGCGCTGGACGTATTCCTGGTACTTGGGCAGCAGCTCTTCGCGCTTGAGTGCCTGGCGCCCGGCCAAGCCATTGATAGCGCTGATTCGCTCCAGGTCCTGGTCCAACGCCGCTTCCTGCAGCAGCAAGTGCTTGCGAGCATTGGCAGGACTGCTCAGTGCATCGGCCGGCGAATAGGCCAAGCTTGCAGCAGCGGACATCGCCGCTACTGCAGTGCTGCCCATGGCCAGGGTGCGGCGCTTGTGCGCCAGGGCCAGACTCACGCCGCCACCAATTCAACGTTTTCAGTGAGCGCGATCTTTTCCAGCTGTTCGATCACGTAGCCTTCGTTGCGGCTGTTGTAGTCCTCGACGCGGGAGCGTTTCGGGTTCTCGATCGTCTGCTTACGCCAGCTGGTGTCCTGGTAGTAGATCGACAGGTTGTCCCAACTGGTGACCAGCACCGCGTTGACCGGGAAGTTCGGCACGCTGAAAGCCGGCAGGCCGCCATAAGTCGCAATCACCTGGGCGTTTTCGATGCGCTCTTTTTCGGTCGGCGTGTCGCCTTGCTTGGTGTACAGCTTGGCCTTGTCAGAGGCGAGCAAGTCGGTGCCGATGATCGCGACCAGGTCGCCGTCTTCGCGCAGGATCTCGTCCACCATCTGCTTGGTGTCGTGCACCAGGGCGTCAAGGTTGGCGTAGTCACCACCGGCGCCCAGTGTGACCTTACCGGCAGTCTTCCCCTCTTTGAGCACCTGCTGTGGGGCTTGCTCGCGAAGTTGCTGCAGCCAGCCTTTGTTCACGTCCTGCAGCTTGGGGAATTTCTCCAAATCAGTATCAACAGCGGCGTGAGTGCCATGGAAGCCGATAACGATCCGATCTTGTGCGATACGCTTCTGCACGGCGGCGGAATAGCGCTCTTTGAAGTCGGGAAACTTCGCCCAGGCGTCGATTTTGGCGTAAGGAAGGCCAACGTCTGACTGGGTATCAGCCAGTTCGTACTGGGTGTTATCCAGCGCCGATGCGTCCTTGGCTTCGCGGTCGGTGGTCTTGGTGTTGGTGCGGCCAGTGACCGGGCCATTCACACCGATAAAGACTTTTTCGCCCTTAATCTCACTCACCGGGACGACGTTGATACGTTCCAGGAAGTCGGCTTTCGCGGTGATTGCGTCGTTCAGCTCCTGGGCAATCGTCGGTTCCACGCTGAACATGCGGCTCGATCGCTCGACGCCGTACGCTTCGGCCATCGCTTCTTGCAGCTCGGCATACTGTTTGGCGCCACGGGCGATTAATGGCTGGGCCATGTCAGAGCACCTTACGTCGTGGGGCGGCTACTGGACCGGGGTTGCGTGGCAACTGGCGACCGGCCGAGGTGTTCTGCAGGGCGGAAAACTGCTTTTGCAGCTTCTCCAGCTGAACCAGAACGGCCTTGTTCGACCCACCGACACGGCGGAACTCACGTTCTTCTTCGGCCGTAGTGACGATCTCGTCTACTGCCGCGCTCACGTCGTCGATGGGTGCCTGTTCGGGTTCTGGTGCATCTGCGGCGGCGGGTTCAATCACAGCCTGAATGCCAGCAGCGACGACAAGCAGCTGCTCCAGCAGGGCTTTAAGGGCCGTTGCGGTAGCTTCATCCATTGGGGGTTTGCTCTCTGTTTGGGGGGGAGTGGTTTCGGCGGGCAACGCATCAGCAGCGAAACGCTTGAAGAAGCCGGTCAAGGCTTTGATCAGTCCGGTTTCGGCGGTGCTTGAGATACCGTCCTGCAGCCGGCCGAGTTCGACCGAGGCGGTGAAGTAAGAGGCGCGGTTGTTCTTGTGGGAAAAGTAGAGTTCCTGGGTGCCAACGCTTGCGGGCTGATCGGTAACACCGAGCCCCGTCAGATACGCCCTGCCGCTACCGCGAAAGTCGGGTGTAATTTCAATGCTGCTGAACAATTTCTGGCCCTGATCATTCAGGTACAGCAGGCGATCGTTCGGCTTCAATTGCGCTTCCAGTGCTACTTCGCCCGGTTCCAGGTCATCGGCTTCTTCCACCAGGCGCACGGCGAAAACGGTGCCGTGGGAGCCCGGCAAACGCTCGTGGTCGCACCAGATCACCGCCGTGTAAAAGGATGGCTTGTAGGTTTCAGCGATGTCGCGCAGTTCCTGGGGAAGGATCACGCGCCCATCAACGGTGGGTCCGCTGGTGGCGACACGTTTCCAGAACGAAACAAGGGAACGGGGCATGGATTTGACTGCGCTCAATCACTGAATGAGCCGCCACGATAGGGAGCCGCCAAGCCCCAAACAAACGGTTCAAATGCGCGTTTCTCCTATATCCGCGATATAGGTGGATTACGGAATTTAACCCCGCGTTTCCAGCGTTTTCGCCGCATAGACTGCGGCCCATGTATTACTCGACCGAAGTTAAAGAAGCCGCTAAACGTCTGTTTCTGCGCCGCTGTAAGGCCAAGGAAATTCAGGCGCAGCTCAACCTGCCCAACATCCGCATCGTCTACTACTGGATACGCCAGGGCGGTTGGGAGGACATGCTGTCGGACGAAGAACCGCTGACCGCCGTCGGCCGGCGAATCACCCTGCTCCTGGACAAAGCCGGCAGCCTAACCAAAGACGAGCTCAACGAGCTGGACCGACTGACAACGGTACGCGAGCGCCTGTTAAAGCAAGCGGTCAAGCCGTCGCCGGCGCCGGCCGGGGAATCAGCCAGTGAACCGCAGGAACGCCGCCAAGGCGCGCGTGGGGAGCGCTCCGGCCGTGGCGAGGGTGGCGGACGAAAAAAAGAAAAGAAGGTAAAGAACGACGTCAGCGAACTTACCGAAGTCGATTTTCTGGATAAGTTCATCAGCAAGATGTACGACTACCAGAAGGAGCTGTTCGCCGCCAAACAGAATCCGCTAACGATGCGGATCCGCAACGTTCTGAAAAGTCGCCAGGTGGGATTGACCTACTACTTCGCCGGCGAAGCCTTCATGGACGCGGTGCTCACTGGTGACAACCAGGTTTTTCTGTCTGCCAGCCGTGCCCAGTCCGAAATTTTCCGAAGCTACATCATCGCCTTTGCCCAAGAGTGGTTCTCCCTGGAATTAACCGGCAACCCGATAGTGCTCAGCAAAGATGGCAAACCCTGGGCCGAGCTGCGCTTTCTCAGCACCAACGGGGCCACTGCGCAGGGCTATCACGGCCATGTTTACGTCGATGAATACTTCTGGATCCGCGACTTTGAGAAGCTGAACAACACCGCCAGCGCCATGGGCACTCACTTCAAGTGGCGCAAAACCTACTTTTCAACGCCCAGTGCCGTCTCACATCAGGCGTACCCGTTCTGGACAGGGGAAAAATTCCGTAACGGCAAGCACAAAGACGCCAAAAAACCGTGGCCCAGTGACGAACAGATCGCAGCTGGCGCGCTTTGCCCGGATGGGCACTGGCGCAAGATCATCACTGTCCTGGATGCACTTGCCGGCGGCTGCAACTTGTTCAACCTGGAACAACTGCAGTTGGAGTATGAAGACGACAAATTCCAGCAGCTGTTCATGTGCAAGTTCATCGACAGCAGCCAAAGCGCGTTCGGGCTCAAGGATCTGGAGCGCTGCTATTCCGACCTGTCGTTGTGGGAGGACTACAACCCGGATCTGGATCGGCCGTTTGGTAACAGCCCTGTTTGGCTTGGCTACGATCCGAGCCGCACCCGCGACGACGCCACCTGCGTGGTGGTCGTCCCGCCACTTGAACCTGGGGCGAAATTCCGCATCCTGGAAAAACACAGCTGGCGGGGCCATTCGTTCACGTACCAAGCGGCCCAGGTCAAAAAGCTTACAGAGCGTTTCAACGTGCAACACATCGGGATCGACATCACTGGTGTGGGCTACGGCGTGTTCGATTTGGTGCGCGACTTCTACGCGAAGGCCACACCGATCCACTACAGCCTTGAGACCAAAAATACCTTGGTGCTCAAGGCCCAGGACACGATCCAGGGCAGTCGCATCGAGTGGGACGCCGGCTGGACCGATATTGCCCAGGCATTCCTGACCATCAAACGCGGCACCACCACCAGCGGCCAGGTTACCTACAGCGCTTCGCGCACCGATGCTACCGGCCACGCCGATATCGCCTGGGCGGTCATGCACGCCCTGGCCAACGAACCCCTCAATACCAACAAGCGGCGCCGTAGCCGCTACGTCACGAGCGGAAACAATGCCCAAGTCACGACGCAGAAAGCCCCAAGCCAGCCAGCAGGTACAACAGCCACAGCCCATGCGGGCGTTCACCTTCGGGGAACCGGAACAGGTGCTGTCTGGCAACATCGGCGAGTACCTGGGGGTGTTTCTCAGCGACGACGGCGAAATCTACAAACCGCCGGTTTCGCGGGCGGGCCTGGCCAAGCTACTGCGCGCAAACGCGCACCACGGCGCCATCCCCAAGTTCAAGCGCAACCTGCTGTTGCGTGAATTCATCCCGTCCGAGGGCTGCAGCACGCAGACCATGGGCCGAGCGAGCCTGGATTACATGGTGTTTGGCGAAGCGTATTTCTATCGCGATACCAACGCCTTTGGCGAAGTGCTGGAGATGCAGCACCTGCCGGCTATCAACATGCGGGTGAAGGTCGACGGCGGGTTCAGGATGCTGCTGCCAGACAGCAAGTACATGGACTTCCACCAGGACGAAATCGAACACGTCCTGGACTACGACGTGGAACAGAACATCTATGGCGTGCCCGACTACCTGGGCGGTCTGCAGGCGCTGTTGCTCAACGAAGCCGCGACTCTGTTTCGCCGGCGCTACTACAGCAACGGCGCGCACGCGGGTTACATCTTCTACACCAACGACCCGGACCTGACCGAAGAAGACGAAGAGAACCTGCGTGCCCAAATCAGCGCCAGCAAGGGTGTGGGTAACTTCCGCTCGATGTTCGTCAACATCCCCAACGGCAAGGAAAACGCCATCCAGATCATCCCCGTGGGGGACTTCCAGGCCAAGGACGAACTGGAGAAGGTGAAGAACATCACGCGCAATGACGTGATCGCGGCGTGGCGTATGAACCCAGCCCTGGCCGGGATCATCCCGGAAAACAGCGGTGGGTTTGGGGACATTGAGAAGATCGATCGTGTGTACACCAGCAATGAGATTCGACCGATTTGTCAGTTGTTCAATCAGCTAAATGACACATTGAGGGCGAACCGTAGGTTTGCGTGGAGGGAGGTTGCTATTGAGGTGGCACCTACCTGATGTAGGAATTCTTAGTAGAGGAAACCAATCCACCTTGTGGCAAAATAGTGTGCATACGTACACCCTTGGGGAGGGATGCAATGCGGATTACATGTAGGGAATGTGGCGGTAAGGCGCGGATCGGATCGCGAGAGAACGTGTCTGTGGAATACGCCAAGCTCTACTGCCAGTGCTTGAATCCGCTTTGCGGCCATTCCTTTGTGATGGAACTCAGTTATTCCCACGCTTTGCGGCCTGCGGCGGCGTCGGTCGATCAGTTGATTTTCGACCGACTCCGCGAACTTCCGCTCAGTCGGCAGCGACAATTATTTGATCAATTAAGCTCTTTGCCGGGGTGATTAAAAACCGCCCCGAGTTTGCTGGAACACTCCAACAAACGATCGCTTGACCAAACCATCGTTGCTACAACTCCACCGCTTTCATCTTCATCTAAGGGCCTTGCGCCCACCGATACGCTTAGTCCGATAATAACTTTGGCGACCTCTTCTATGATGTCTCGGGCTGTCGTAACAGTGCGTTCGTCCATTTCAATGGCTCCTTGTTGGCAGGACAGAATTTGCGCACTTTACGGATTCCAATTTTATTTTGTCAAACATTAATTTTTGAAGCTGCTCGGGTCCGGAAGTTTCCTGTAAGACCAATCTATACCGTCTTGGTAGAGCGGGGAAGGGCCTGTGTGCTGGGCGCGCTGTCCGTTTTCAAAGCTGATGGCATGGTGCAATATTATTATACCGAGGTCGTGTTTCTGAAAGGGACCCATTTATGATTCGTTTAGGTGTAAGACGGTTTTACGTAAAAGCGCAAATGCGTTCTAAGATGAAAGCGTGCCACCGGCGTACGCTGAGCGCACCTCAATGGGGAAAGTAAGTTCGCTAAGCGAACATTTAATATTCGATATATCGAAAGCTTTTTTACTCAATATTGTAATTTTGAAGGCTAACTGCTCTTTATTTTTGAGGGGGGATTTTGTAGTTCTGATTGACAATGCATCGGTAATTGGGCGGAAAGTACGAGGTAGAACAGCTAGTTGTTTTTACGGTTTCGATGCTTGGGCCGAACTCCGGATGAGAAAAAGGGCGCCGAGGCGCCCTAAAATCAGAAATGTCTGAGCCATTTTTAGCGGCTAAAAAATGTTTCTAGCGGCTTCGCTTGCCTTCAAATGGTGATCACGCCATACCTCCGTTGGCCCCTCCGATTCTCGAATGCTGCGACTACCAGGCCGGCAGGGAGGGGAATCTCCACGGTTCCGTTCCCCGTATCGTGCAGAAGTAGGGCCGTGGCATCCACCAGCACAAAGTCCGGTGGTAGATCCAACTTCTTAAGAGTGTGGTCGTGCTGATTGTCACTGAGGGCAACCGCCCTACCATCGATCACGACAAACATGCCGCTGCCTCCTTCGACTCCAGTTCTTCAATCTGCTTGAGCAGTACGCTGATGATTTTTTCCTGCTCGTCTCTCAGCTGATCCTGAATAAGGGAGCGTTGCAATCGGATGATAATTTCGCCGTTCATGCTTCGCTGGTTGCTACGGGCGGTGGCTGCGATCTGAGGGCGTAAGCCTTCTGGCAGGCGGATCACAAACTTGTCTTGTTCGCGGGAATCAAGCATGAGCTGTCTCCTTAATGGTTGGTTGGGCAAGTAAGTTGGCAACCACTGCAGCGTCGCTCTCTGATAGGTCTCCGAGGGCTTGAGCCATTTCGGCCATACTTTCCAGGCGCTGGCGGGCGTCCGGGCTCTTGTGGACCAGGTAGCCGATCAGTGCTGCGCCGATCACGGCGGTGGCCAGCAGTGGGCGAGGGGGTTTAAAGGGGCTGCTGTCTTGCTCGGGTGGTGTGATAGCCTTGTATTCACTGCTGCTTGGGCGTTCTGCTTTCATGGTTTTGCTCCTTTGTGGTGGTTGGTGTCGGGGAGGTGCGAACTCCTCGACACCGTCTCTTTCAGGCTTGCCGTAATGGGCTTGCCGTGAATACCGGACGCTGTTCGCAGCGAACCTCAAACAACCCCAAGTCATGACCATCTACGTCCCATAGGTGTACGACGGTGACGAAGGTCGGGGCGTCTTCTGGGTGGTCCTGCCAATGAGCGGCTGTCGCCAACTCGGCCAAATCTCCGGGCGTGCACATGTCCACGTAACTGATGGGTAACTGCAGTTGGCCGGGTAAGGTGTTGGCGCTGTAGCGAATGATCATGGCGATTCCCTCTCAGGCCTGGCGCACCAGGTGCACAACCAGGTCATAGAGCAACCCCGACTTTTCCTCTTGTGCCGCAAGGTTCAATACGGCCTTGATTTGAAAGTGGGTGCAGTCGTCTGCCAGGAAGTGCTTACCGCCCGCTATAGCGAGGCTGGAGATTTGGTTCAGGAAAAAGGGCGTGGTGTAGGCCGCGCCGGCAATGATTGGAACTTCGATCCCCTGGCTGGCCAGTTCCGCTTGTATCTCTTGCAGCTTGTTGTTTTTGCCTGGGGCAGCGTTGCCGATGATTACTTGCACTTGCATGGTGTAGCTCCTTCTTGGTTGGAACGGTGATCAGCAAAGAAAACATGCGCAGAGTTGTTGATAGTCCGGAACATCCGGAACATGGCCTTACTGAAAAGCTGAACCCCTTGCTGTTCGTGGCTTTCAGCGGGGTAGCCGTGTTCCGGCAGTACCGGAACATTCCGGAACACGATTTTTTTAAAAGTGGCTGAAAGCCCCTGAATACGTAGGCTGTAGCGGTGTTCCGGAATAGCTGCTGGCCGGAACATTGCCGGAACATGCCGGAACAGATTTGTTCCGGTAGGTTCCGGATTGTTCCAGTGGTGCCGGAACAGGTTTATTGATTTAACTACCTGATTTAATTGAATATATTTTTTATAAAATTGAATGTTCCGGATGTTCCGGACCTTTTTAGGTTTTGCGCAAGCTATGTGCTTTTCGTCAACGAGGGCATCCCATGCACTGCTGGTCATACGTTTCATCAGGCATTGCCCCGCTTATTGAATAGCCAGCACCAAATAGAACGCTTCTCCAGGTGGGAGCGAACTTTGCGGATCTCGATAAAAGGGTGCGTAGCGCTCTGAGGTAGCGCACGCCGGAGCATGGCTTCTGAAATAACCTCTTGCCCGGCCTGGCGGCATGCCTGTTGGAAGTGTTGGATGTTGATCGCGATCACTTGCCGGTCGTTGCTGTGGTTCAGGGTTTCGCGGATCTCCTCCCGGGTTCCGTCGCCGTCGGTGATCGTCACCACGTCTTCGTTTAGGTAGTGGTAAATCTGCCAGAACTGGGCAGCAGTTGGATGTTCTGATCGGCAACGCTGTTGCCTGGCGATTGCACGCGCTTCCAGATGATTGGCCAGATTTTCGGTATCTCTATCGGTCCAGCTTGGGAACAGCGCCTGTGTCGCATAGGCAGCGGCCAGTACCTGGGCATGGCACAGCACTATCCGAGCCTCCGTCAGCGCGCTGATCGCCTGTAGGCGTTGTTCGTAACGTGGAAAAGCCTCGAAGTAACGTTCCAGCCACTGCTTTTCAAATGCCAAGACGCGGCGCAGAAAACCGCCAAGTTCTTTGGCTTTCATGGTTTTCAGCCGGTCGGCCATTGGCTTCAATGCTAGTGAGTGATGGTCCTTGGTACAGTGCAGGTGAACGATGCGCGAAAGAATCGCCTCGGAGCCGTCCACGCTCTCGTTTTGCGAGATGGCCAGCGCACCACGCCAGATGCTGATACGTGTTTCATTGCCACTGGTCTTTGCACCGGTCACGCGTAAGGGGGCGTGGTAGTCGAACATTGGCTTAACCTCGTCCCACGCAAATTGCACGGTTACGGTTCGGCCCTGGGCGTCGTTGTAAGTCCGATCAGATTCGATCAGCACAACTGGCAGGTTGCTGACTTCGGAGAAAGCGCGAGATAAGCCGACCGCGCTGGCACCGGTACCGCTGGGCTTGATGCCTTCCATGTTGTCGCGGCCAATCAGGCGCCATAGAAAGCGCAGCAAGGTCGATTTGCCTGCACCAGGTTCGCCGGTCAGTTCGAGGAAGGGGAACGAAGCTTGCTGGCTACCGATCTGCTGAACAAACAGCGAAGCGGTCCACCAGGACAATGCCGCCAAGCCATTTAGGCTATGGACAGCCAGAAAGTCAGGGAACCACTCTGCATCAAAGTCGGCGCCACGTTCGAACTTGGTGTTTACCAGGGCGGTTTTCACGCCTGCACCTTTGATCTCAATGAAGCCGTGGCTGTTGACTTGTAGCTCTCTGCCATTGTGAAAACCGAACTGCGGATAACAGTAGGTGCCGGAATCCTCGTCATAGCCCATGAACGGCAGGCTACGTACGGTACGTACCGGACGCCTCTCATCGTTCAGCCATTTGGCCTTGAGCATGGCCAGCTCACGGGCGCCACCTTCGAAGTTGCCGCCTGGTGTGAAGTCAAGCATGGCCCGGACGAACCCCCGTGGTTCTGCAATCGCGCTCGATGGCAGCGGGGCCTGGACGCTACGAGTCCGATCGGGGAACTGGAAGTCGAAGTAATAGCGTTGCTCGCCGGTGATAATGTCCTTTTCCAGATAGTCCAGGCTGGGGATGCAGTTCGAGATCTGCGCGATTTTGACGTGGCGGGCGAAGATGTCGCGATTACCCTCCACCTTGTCCTCACCCAAGTCTTTGCTCAGTTCGCCCTGGTTAACACGGGCCGAATACAGCTGATTGCGAAATTCCAGCAGATAGAATCCGGCAGGTCGCCGTAGGTACAGCAAGTAAGCGAGTTTGTTTGTATTTTCAGCCGTGAACAGTTGGCCGCGATAGCAAGCATCCCCAATGAATTTGTCATTCAGCTCGCCGTCCCGGTACACGTCGTCCCAATCGCGTTCGCCGGCGAGAGCCACCCAACCGATCTCACCCATGCTACGAAGCATCTTGAGATACTTGGGAATGTACTTGTGGCCGGCCTTGTCGTCGTCCAGGCCGATGACCCATGTCACGAGTTGGCCTTTGTGGGCCTCAATGGTCGTCCATGGGAAGTTCACACAGCTGATTGAAGCAATTGCCTTGTATCCGGCCAGGTGTAAAGCGATGGCGTGGAAAATCCCCTCGACTATGTAGACGCGATCACTCTTTTCAATGGTCTGTCCAGGTGGCATCCAACCGCTGTTCTGGTAGCTCATCTGGAACTTGATGCCGGCCTTATCACCCTTGTTGGCGGCAACCATGCGTTCGTCGATGATTCGTTCCCAGTAGCCGTCGCACAGTGGGAAACGCACTGTATCGGCCCACTCGCCAGACTTCATCTTTCGCCGAGCTTGGTTGTACCAGCCAACCATCTTGCCAATCTCAAAGCCGCGGTTCCGCTGCAAGTAAGCATCGGCCGTGGCATTGGGATTGGTTTCTGTGGCAGGGAAACGCTCGCTCAGGTTTTCAAATAGGTAACTGTAACGATCTCGCGTTTTCTGCTCGAACTGACATTCGTTGTCACGGTTGCATTTCAGCCGATACGGCTTGTCACGGCTGATGAACAGTTTTTCCTTACCGCAGTTAGGGCAGGTGCCCTTCTGCAGGTACTTGTCACCTATGTCCTTGAAGTCTAGGTCCCGGTCTTTCTCCAGCGCCTCGATCACATCGCGCCGATAGATTTCATCGAACTGGTCTTGGGTGATTCGTGTGTTTGCGTTCATCACCGGCCCTTAGCGCTTGGATGCCGAAGGCTTCGCTAACACTCTCTCTGCTTGGTCCGCAGCTTCGATGGCCAGAGCAAGCATGTTCACCAGAACGGCTTCTTTTGAGCCTTCGCTTTTTTCACGGATGAGAATTCGGCCGCGCTCAATCTCATTACGGATAGCTCTTTCAGACTGCCCAGAGCGCCGGGATAGCTCGCGAACTGTTGTGTATGGCGTGTCGATCGTGATCTGCATTTGATAAGCTCCGTGGGTATATATGCAGCAGATGTGTGTCTGCATACACAGAATATGTATGTACCTACACAAAATCAAGAGGCCGTGATGGATTTAGGAAGCAAGCTCAAGGAAGTGCGCCTGACGGAGCGTCTGACTCAGACCGAGATATGCGAAATCACAGGTATCAAAATGGATACCTGGAAGGGGTACGAGTACGGCCGTAGTAAGTCGGTGAGCTCTATAGAGCTGCTCAAAGTCACCATGCACCCACGTTTTAAAAAGTACGCGTTGTGGTTGGTAACGGATGAGATTGCGCCAGAGGCTGGGCAGATCAGCCCAATGATCGGCCAATGACCCTTGGCGAAAAGCTGAAGCTGATTCGAATACATCAGCAGCTCACTCAAGCAGATATCTGTGAACTCGCCGGTATAAAGCTGGAAACCTGGAAAGGGTATGAGTACGGCCGGCGGGGCTCCATCAGCTCTACAGAGTTACTCAAGATCACGCAGCACCCCCGTTTTAGTCCCTACACCCTTTGGCTAATGACTGGTCAGACAATCCCGGAGGCAGGGCAGGTCAGCCCTGTGTGATGCCGTGGCCATAAAGAAACTTGGCGAAGGTCGCTATGAGGTGGATTGCCGACCAGATGGGCGTTACGGCGTTCGGTTGCGCAAGGTGTTCAAAACCAAAAACGAGGCCCAGAAATATCACAATCGGGTTATGGGCGAAGGGTCTAGCGGAACCTTTGAAAAGGCTCCCAAGCACGATCCGCGCACGCTCAAAGATTTAGTTGAGCGTTGGTATGTGATTCATGGGCAAAACCTCAAGACGGGGACTCAGAGGCTCTCTCTGCTGAATAGCATGGTCGAGAGGATGGGTAACCCAAAGGTTTCTAAGTTCAGTGCCGCAGATTTTGCCCAATACAGGGCAGAACGGGCCGAAGGGAAGCACTCCCGGAGTACGCCGGGGAATGGGTTCGTCAAAGAAGGATGCGCACCTAAGCCCATCAGCGCCAATATGCTGAATCATGAATTGGCCTATTTGCAGGCTGTGTTCAATGAGCTGACGCGGTTGGGTGAGTGGGAGGGTGATAACCCGCTGGCCAAGGTTCGCAAGCTAAAGTTTGACGAGACCGAAATGGTTTATCTTTTGCCTGACCAGATTAATGCTCTGCTTGACGATTTGGAAACACGTGAGTCTGATGCTGCGTTGATTGCTGAGGTTTGCTTAGCGACTGGTGCGAGATGGGGAGAGGCTGAGGCTTTGCTGGCTCATCAGGTGCGTAATGGTTTAGTTCATTACAGCAAAACTAAGTCCAGCAAAAACCGGTCTGTACCTATATCCAAAGATTTAGAGGCGCGGCTAGTGATGTCACTACCGTTCTCGTCAGGCTATAACACTTTTCGCCGTTCAATTTTGGCGTTGGGGATTGAACTTCCTGACGGGCAGCTGACTCATGTTTTGCGTCACACATTTGCGAGCCACTATATGATGAAAGGTGGGGATATATTAACTCTGCAAAGAGTTTTAGGGCACGCGACTTTGGCTATGACTCAAAAATATGCCCATTTTAGCCCCGGCCACATGGCTGAGGTTGTTTTCTTAAATCCTGTAGCCGGTCATTGTTCTAGGAGAAAGTCTGTGGAGTTAAGCGAATGAGTGATGAAAGAAAAAACGTCGTGGGGAAGCTTGGAAACTCCACAGATGAAATTTTTAAAGTTGGTAGGGCCATTCAAGGCATAACGATTCCCCATGAAATCTATAAGATAGGACAGATAGCTAAAAGTCTTAACGAATTTTCTTCTTCATTCGCTCGTAGCCAGGAGATTTTGGCTATCGGAGAGGCTGTCAAAAAATTTCAAGCTGTAGCTAAACCCATGAACATTGTTGCGACTAACTCAACAATTGGTCGGCTGATGTCCTCAATAGCTGATATCAATAAACAACTTAACCGCTCAATGCTAGATCCGAACTCTGACCTCTTTCGCGGTTGGAAATCTGTGGTTGAATTCTCTAGTGCGTTCAATGCGGTAAGTTATAGAGGGTTGGCAAAGTTCGCAAGCTCTCCCGCTAACTCAGAACTCATCAGCCTTCTTCGCTCTGGGCAGTTTACATCTGAGCAGTTAATTGAAGGTTTCGAAGATGCAGTTTCTGTTGCCGGCGTTGTTGAGGGGTTACCTGCGGTAGATGTTTCGTCAAGCGGTGCTAAGCTTCAGGATGAAGTTGTAAGTGCTTTGATGGGCCACAAGAGCCTAAAGGGGTTGTCTCTAGAAGCACTCAGATATTATATTTTTTTCGTCATTTGTTCTTTTTTTTCAGATCCAATTGGCGCGATCAATAAAGGGTTTGAATTACAGAAAAATCTCTCCGGTTTTTTTGCTGAGGTAAAGACTCCTGCTGAAGCGCGAGCGATAGCACGCCACATGCCACAAGGCGTAGATAAAAGCTTAATCGCGGGCTTCCGGATCCTGACGGGCGACGGTGTGTACCTTAGAGACGGGCCAGGTAAAAGGTCTGATGAGGTTTTGAAAATGAGAGTAGGGGCGTTGCTACAGGTGTTGGATTCTTCCCATAAATCCTGGATTCTTGTGTCTGTTGTGGTGGATGGTGAGGTCTATGAGGGTTGGGTCCTACGCGGTTACACAAAGAGAATTGAGTAA